TTCGGTGGAATGTCTCGTGCTGACGCTGAGGTTTCTAAATTCCGTCAAATGGGTCTTCGTATGTTCACTAAGTTCATCGAAGCTAAAGGCGACCAAGTTGCTATCTCTGCAACAGTTGAGCAAATCCAAGATCTTAACAGAGTTTGGAATTTTGACGTAATCTCTATGTTGGAAAACGTAGCAGTTAACGAACTTGCTCAATCTATCAACAAGAAATTGGTTGACAGAGTATTAACTCTAGGTAAAACACACAAAACTGCTCTTGAAGCGGTTGAAGGTGCTAACATCTGTAACCTTGACCTAACTGTAGGTTCAACTGGTTTCGAGAACATCTCAACACTACAACGTCGCGTTGTAACCAAAATCCTTGAAATGGCTAACTTGATTTATCACAGAGGTCGTTTCGGAGCTGGTACTTACATCGTAACTAACGGTCGTGTTGCATCTGCTCTTGCTGATGTTGCTGGTTACTCTTTCGCTCCATTCAACAACGATCTACCTTCTACTCCAGGTCAATTGTATCCTGCAGGTAAAGTACATGGTTTAACCATCTACGTAGATCCTAACTTGTCTTTCAGCGATAACCGTATCCACATCGGACGTAAAGGTGCTGACGAAGAACCAGGTGTTAAATTCTTACCTTACATCATGGCTGAGTCTCTTCAAACTATCGCAGAGGGAACTTTCTCTCCTAAGATCGGTATGAAGTCTCGTTATGCAATCACTGAGGCTGGATGGCATCCTGAAACTCAATACATCACTATGGAAGTAACTGGCCTAGGAGTATTGACTGGTTCAACTCGTCCTTCTGCTTCTTACTAATCGTAATAACGAAACAGGACAATAATAGAAGGCTCTCCATTGGAGAGCCTTTTTTTTGTTTTTATGCTTCGAGCTCAAATAAATAATATTCCTAAAGACAACATAAAATAATAAAACAAAATGAGCAAATCAGTTTTAAGCTACGGCGAATTTCTTCTTGAAAAGAAGGCAATCGATCAACAAATGGCTGACCTACCTAAAGGTAACGGTTCAAAGTCTAACAAGTCAGTAGACACAAAGGCAGCAGATCTTCCTAAAGGAAATGGTAAATCTATCAGCAAATCAGTTAAGCCGGAAATGGCTGACCTTCCTAAAGGTAAAGGTAAAGCTATCAACAAGACGGTTGATGAAAAAACATCTAAATTACCTACTTCTAAAGGTAGTGCAATCAAGAAAGAAGTTGAACCTAAGATGGCTAAATTAGTTATCAAAGGAAAGACTATCAACAAGAATGTTGAACCTGGCATGGCTAAAATGCCTAAGTAATAAAAAAGCGATCCTGAAATGAAAGATCAAAACAAGCATAAGGTTCAGTCCTTTCAAGCTTACATGATTCAGGAAAATTCTCTTAAAGACTTGGTCGGAAAGACTGATGATGAGGAATTGGACTTGGATGATGCACGAAGCATTGGAAAGAAAATCTCTAAAATGAAGGGTGAAGACCGTAAGAAGTACGTTGGAATCGTTAATTTCATGGGAGCTTCTTGCAGAATTTACAATGAAATTTGGGCTAACTATAAACCAGTCGACCCAACCAGAAAGAAATCTAACCGTGGAAAAGAATTCCAGGGCGAAAAAGAACTAGGATAACACTTGGCAGAACAAGGCGTAATAGCAGAATCAATAATTAGTTTCGCGATCACTTGGAAGAATCCTGGAAAAGGGCAACAATCCCTATGGAATCAGAACAAGCAGTCAATTGAGATTCATGAAACTGACGTGTATCCTGACCTGAAGTACAGTTCAGCATACGGTGCTCCACAGTATGTCAAGTACACATCCGGGTCTCTTCTAAATGATCTAATCGTTGAAATCAATAAGATAATTGACGCAAAGATTGCGGTGATGAAGAAGGATCAGAAAAAGGAAGAACCTGCTAAGAACGAGGCAGAATTACCTCCAGGACCTCCTACTCCAAAGGCATTAGGTTCAGGAGAAGATGATGAAGACGACGATTCTGCGCAAAAGGCTCTACCTGCAGGACCTGGTGCTCAAAAGGCATTAGGCTCAGGAGCAGAAGTCGATGCAGAAGATGATTCGACTCAAAAGGCGTTAAATGCTGGACCTGCTCAACCTAAACAGTTAGGCCAAGGCTCTTCTGGAGGTGCTCTGGTTAAGTACGAGCAACCCCAACCACCTGCGGTGATAGACAATAAGCCAAAAGAAAATGATGAACCTGAGGTGAAGACCGAGGAACCTAAAGCTGCTGCTGGCGAATATGCATATACAGTAGTAGTTCGAGGAGACAAGCTCAGATTCATGGAAGGTCAACAAGAACGTGGAGCGTATTCTGGCGGGGTTAAGTTTCTCTATAAAATATCAAATAACTTAACTAAAAAGATATCGGGAGAACAGATTGATAATAAGCCTAAAATCTGGGCAGAAATCACAATGGCTGGTGTATTCGGAGATACTTTCAAAATGGTATTTGACGAATTTAACGAAAAGGAATTCAAATTTGGCGGAAATTTACTTGCTCAAATACTGCCTTCTGTTGAATTAAGCTTTACTCCAGAAATTAATACTGTGTACTCAAAAGAAAAACCTGAACTTGATCTAGCTGACGTTATCAAGGCAACGAACATAACTCTCGGAAGCAAATCTACATCTGAGATCAAGTCAATTCAAAAGCAAATACAAAAAGAACTGAGCGCTAGGGAACCTGATCAAAAAGAAAAGGCCCCTGATAAACAAGTGGATCAGGCTCAGAATAAATAACTAAAAAATAAAAGACATACGATGGCAGGTCTACCACATTTTAAAAATTCAACAGCAGGTCCTGGTAAGTACGAACCTATTTACCTTAATCAGTTCGAGGTTATCATTACCCCGCCACCTGCAGTGTCTGGAAAAATCGGTTTTGGTAATAACTTAATGCTTGAGCACGTATTGAAAGTAACTAGCTTACCGGAATACGCAGGATCAGGATCAGCAGTTGTTATTCAAAACTATAAATTCTCACAAAGAACTTACGCACCAGCAAAACCAGCTCAAACATATCATCAGTTCACAATTGATTTTGAGGTTAACTTGAACAATACTAACGATATGTACATTTACAATGCATTGAGAGCATGGGCTGATTTAATTTATAACCCATTAACTGGTCGTCAAGGATTAAAAACCGATTACGCAGATGCAAGCATTCAAGTAACTCAGTTCAACAGAGCAGGTTTAATCTTTAGAGATTTCATGTTCTCGCCAGTATTCATTGGCCCTAATAAAATGACTGAAACTGTTCTTGATTACACAAGTGAAGGTATCTATAAATTGACTGCACAATTCACAGCAGACTCTTACACTGAATCAAGAATCGGACAATAAAAATAATCATCTAAAAGTATGGACATGTTCAACACCAAAGACAGACGTAATCTTTCAATGGATGATTACATGAATCCAAAGAAACCTAGTTTCGGAGGACCAAATTCAAAGAAAGACTTTGATACATCAAAAAAAGAAACATTGAAAGGCTACCAGCGAGTAATTGACAGAAATGCCGATTTTGAAGGTGGAAAATTCAACCATAATTATGACCCAACATGGAAGGCGGTAACTCGTGACTTAATTTCAAGAACGGCAAAGAAAAAACCATTTGAACCAATGTACGCAAAACCAACAATTGCAACAGTTGACGCTGTTGAAGAAGGAAAAATCCTTCGATTTGAACAATTCGTTAACGAAGATTTCAACATGTTCGCTGAGGCAGAAGAAGATATGCCAGCAAACGATGATATGCCAGCTAATGACGATATGCCGTCTGATGAGCCGGTAATCGATGAAGAACAATTAGCCGCTTTAATGGAAGACTTTGGAGATGATCTTAAAGACATCATCGAAGACATCGCTGAAAAGATGGAAATGGAAAAAGAAGATCTTTGCGATCTATTATGTGCAGCAGTTAAAAAACTTTGTACAGAAGAGAATGATGAAGACGGAAATGAAGATGGCAACGAAGACGATGCAATCGGAGATGACGACAATTCTGACGAAAACGCTTAATTAAGAATGATCAAGCTATTTGAACAGTGGTTAGCTGAAAAAGACGAAATGACTTCACCTGAAAAGGCGGAGCCGACTGCTTCTGCGAATCCTAATTCCTATAAACTTAGCATCTCAGCAGATGGTGCATCATTTGAAGTTGAAGGAACTAGCGATAAAGACTTCACTAGCAAAGAAGCTATCTCATTCACAGTAATAAATTCAACTAATTCAAGTATCAAGCCTAATGCAACGATAATGATTTCGCCAAAGGCCGATAAGGATGGAGATTTTGATATTGTAGCTATTAACGACAAGAATAAACCTGAAGATGCAATGATTTATTCCGGTAAAGTAGTAAAATCAAAAGCGTAATTGCATCTCATTTAATTAATAAAACAAGAAAGGGGCTTAATGCCCCTTTTTTATTGTCTCTACTCCAGCAAGTTCCCCAATTTCAAAGTCCCCGTCTATTAATTTGGGAACGAATTCGATTGTTCCATAAGCGGTATTTAAGAACTTGATTGTGTTATTGATATTACTAACACTGAGGCCAGCATTAACATAGATTATTCGGTTATACTTACGGTTCCTAACATTAATTGCCTTATCGATTAGTTTCTTAATCTCATAGTTTATTAGGAATGCTTGGATCTTATTCGGCACTAGAATTTCGTGATCGAATTTTTCCTTTATTATTTTATTTACATTCAGTAAATAGTCGCATTTTTGCTTTTTATTAAAAGCTTGAATGAATTGCTTTTGATCTCTTACAAAAACTATTTCAAGCTTTCTTTCTAATGAATCGATCATAGAGTTTCTGGGTCGATTTTTTTAACTTCAACGCCAGCTCTTCGTAAAAAGTCTAGGCCGGCGATATCTCGGTATTCTTCTAAATACACAACTCTTTTGATTCCTGCTTGTAGAATTAATTTGCTACAATCGGTACACGGAGAGTAGGTAATATAAAGAGTCGCCCCTTCGCTACTTTGTGTTGATTTGGCAACCTTTGCTAAAGCATTGGACTCAGCATGCAAGACATACCATTTAGTTTGGTACTCCTTAAATGATCCATCCTCGTGATTTATTGCAATTTCACATTCATTTTCAAAGCCGGACGGTGTTCCATTGTAACCATCGGCAATAATCGTATTATTCTTTACAATTAGAGCTCCAACCTTTTTACGGATCGCATGAGAAAGACCTGACCATGTTTGGGCCATCTTGATGTACGTGACATCGATCATGTGTTGACGCTGTATGCTGGTTGAATTAACTGACATTCTTATCTTCTTTTAATTTTTCAAAAATCCATTTTAAAAGATCATTGTCTTGTTGAAATAACACAAGTTCATCAGTATGATTTGTTGCTGCTGCGAATACAATATTAAAATCTTCGCTTGAGGATCCGTCTATTTCTATCAAATCAGTAGTAATTGCAGGTAGAGTAACTGGGCCGAAGTCTGACCCTAGCATTCTTTGTGCTAAATCATAGTGTCTATCGTAAACATGATAAGAATTTGCAACATGAGTATATGTACCAAGTTCAAGATCTGGATAGATTTCCTTTAGATGAGCATGAATTTGCATCTGCAAAGAACAAAAGAATGCTACATCGGTTGGAGTACCCCAAATAGCATCATTACTTCTCATGTAAACGCTCATGTATAACTTATTTTGACGAATGTGTAAATTCGCGTACATCGTACATACGAAATCCTTATTTGTCAAATACTGGTGATCAGGTTTGTTGAAATGAAGGATTGCTTGTCGAGTACTAGAGTCATTCATTAAACTTTGGATCGCCCATTGGTATTGAGTAATCCCATATTGATTCTTCTCATTAAAGATTAAATTGCCGTACGCTGAATTAGCGGTTCCGTCTGGGTTTTGAATGGTTTCCCAGAACTTTGCCCATTTTGAAATGAAGGCAACGTCATTACGGCCTGCGTAATACCATAGAAATTCAGCAGCAATGTACTTTTGTTGAGATCCTCTGACCTCATTATCATACAAGCACTGAGTTGGATCATCAATTACTATTGCAACATCAAGCAATTCTTTACTTGTTGTGCCTCTAGCATTGTTAATCATCCCGTTTGTCAATAAGTGCTCTATTGACTGTTTATATGCTTGTGCAAACGTGTGCCCTTTAAATGTAATCATACTGTGGAAATAATACTATTCAAATATAATACTAAGAAAATGAGAAAAGGTTAGCCTAAACGATCTTTAGGTCAGAAAAATGATCGGTGTTTTCAACCTGGATCTTGGTATCAAAATATTCTTCAGGTAGAGGATCATGAGAAATCACGAAAACTGTCATGCCGTACTTTTTAGCAAAGGTTTTTAACAAATCGACTACCCTAAAAATTGAATCTACGTCTAGTGAAGAAAAGACTTCATCAAGAAAGAGAAGATTCACCTTGTTGTGTTTTAATTTAATTAATTCCAAGATACAAAGCAAAACAATGAGATTCATTTTCTTTTGTTCACCAGCGGATAGCGAGTCTGGGGAAACTTGCATTCCCAAATGAGTTATGATTGGATTGAATTCTAAATCAAACTCAAATGCAAATTTAAACTCTAAAACTTTAGCAGTCTTTAGTATCTTTTTGTTCAATAATGGAATGATTTGGCTCATTAGCATCTTTTTCATGCCATTATCTGACAAGATCATTTCCATTTCTTGAGAAACTTTCAATTTTTCTTGTCTGTCAGATAGACTAGAATTAGATGATTGAATTTCTGTCTTAATGTTATTAATTACCTCAGTCAAATGTTTATCAGAGGTTTGATTACTCTGACGACTCAATTCAGAAACTTCACGTTTAACTGCAGTTATTTGAGCTTCAATTTGATAGTATTTTCCTTTAGCTTCGCCTGATTCATTTTCAACAGCAGATAAAGTCTTTTCATGAGCCTTTATTCGGTCAGAGATTTCCGGAAAAGCCGATTCTTGTTCAGCCTTTTTTGCGACCAATTTATCTTTAATTTGAGAATGCACTTCATCAGTTAGGTCAGAGAGACAGTGTGGACATTTATTTTTATTGTAAATATCAAGCTTCTTTTGAATTTCAGAAATATTTGCCCTAACTGTACTTAGCTTTTCTTGCTCAGATCGAATACTCTGTCTAATTTCTGAAATTTTACCAGAAAAACTGCTAGCTTCAGTATGTGCAGTCTTTTTATCATTTACTAATTGGTCAAGTGTGGAGTTAAGTTCAGTTATCTTTGCCTCATTGCTGGTTTTTATTTCAGACTTTAGGGCTTCAAGCTGAGAGATTGAAGATTCTAAGAGTCTCTGATTGCTAGCAATTGCCGATTCAAGCGGTAAAATTTCGCCCTTAATCTTTTTTGACTCCTCCTTTGCGACCTTTGACATGTCATTGACTATGTCTAGCCCGAATATTTTATCAATGATTTGGCGTTTATCAGCTGGACTAAGTTTAACAAAGCTCTTAAAGTCGTTTACTGATAAACTGATCGTATTTGAGAAAACATTAAAAGGAATTTTCGTTAATTCGTCCTCAATGAATTCATCTACTCTTCTTTTATCTGGAAGATTGTATTCGACTCCATCAATTGATAGTTTAGAAAAATTAGGCTCAATACCTCTTTCGATATCAATAAGTTGACCGTTTCCGGTAACAAATTTTATTTGAGTATAGGCATTCTTATTAATACGATTAGGTATTTCCTTGGTCTTACGAATTGCGGATTTACCGTAAATTGAAACGGTTAAAGCATCTGAGATTGAGGATTTTCCACTGCCGTTTTTACCTTGAACCAATACAAGGCGAGGCTCATCAGTAAATTTGAAAGTTTGTAATTTATTTCCGTATGAGCAAATGTTTCTAAAAGAAAATTCTTGTATCTTCATGATTAAAAGTATGTAAGTTCGCGATTCGCTGCGATATCTTGAGTTGTATAAAATTTATAGAGCTTAGATTCAGAATCGTATTCCCAAGTAATGTTAGGAGTTTCACTTTGACGATACATGGACCCAAATCCTAATAATATTGCATGAGAAGCAACGCTTAGTAATTTAGTTGGATTCGCAACCTCAATTAGAATCGCTTTAAATTGCTCCTGGGTTATTAAACCTCGGTCTAGTCTCTCTTGTAAATCAAGCTCAGCGATCTTAGCTGCGAACTGTCTTTCCTTTTCAATTCCATCTGGGTTAACGAATAATTTTCGACCTAAATTAGAGTCATTTTTATCAATTAAGATTTGAAGTTTTTGACTGATTGGTAACCATGTACAAAATTCAACGATTGAATCTCTGTATAATGGAGCATTTGTAAATACGCCAAATTCTTTATCATTGACTGGTTTTACGTAAAGCGTATTTAAGATCTTTGGAGCTTTATTCATGAGATCCTTCCTGTTTTACGATGTTATGAATCTCAACGAACTTTCTAGCAAGATCAGTCTTAAATGTTTGAGAATAGTCCTTTGATTTAATAAAGCTCTTGAAAATATCAATTACGTTGAATTGATCTTCGGGATTAAAGTCAGAACCAGTCGAGTCTTCTTTGACTTGATCAACATAGGTAAAGAATTCAATTTTTCGGTGGGTTGATTTAGAGACAGCCTCAATGAATCGAGTAACTGGAAACTTATTGACGAAATTAACGCTTATCATTACATCAACGAAAGCATTATTTAAACTTGAAACTACCTGATCAGCCGGCATCTCTAATAGCTCATAAATATCAAACTTCTTATAAACTGGAGATTGAGTATTTTCAATGAATCTTTCTGAAATTGAGTCATTAGTAAGGGTTAATTCATAAAATCCTTTAACATTATCTCTATCTCCACGATCCATCTGATATGGGGTTCCAGTATAGAGCACATTTTTAAATTCCTGACGGTGGTGAATGTGGCCAGCGTAAACTCTTTTATAAGAAGTTAACATGTCAACTTCTATTCCATGCTCGACTTTTGTCCACTTGTTAAATCTCAATCCTTTAATGTCTGCATGGCAAACTATATACTCACAAAGATCTTGATGATCAGTTATTATCTGATTGATACGATTCGTGTCTTCAACCCAAGGTAACATTAAAAAATTATGAGTTCCATTAATTGTCAGAATTTCAGGATTCTCAAAAACATGAATGTTATCAGCGATATGAGAAATTGCTTTAAGCGAGTGAACTACGTTTCGATCTTTATAGTACACGTCATGATTTCCAATAATAATGTAGATTCCACGCTTAAATTTTTCAGATAGCCTCTTGAAAATGGTTAGGGCTTCATCATGAATTCTAACATTGATTGACTCTCGAGAATGAAAAATGTCTCCTTCTAAAAAGAGAACATCGCGGTCTTCATCAAAGTCTTCATCAACCTTATTCAATAAAAAGTCCAGTAGAAAGTCTTTTTGAATTTGAAGCCATTCTACTGAATTGTTTTTTATTCCAAGGTGAAGATCTCCAACTAAAGTTATTTTTCTAATGTTAGTTAGTTTCATTTAGAATATTTTATAGTTCTTTCCGGTGTTTTCTAAGAATCCGTACTTATTGTTTAATTCTACCAATAAAACCTCCTTATTGTCATAAGTTAGCTGGTCGAATATTTTTTTGTACTCCATGTTGATCAAAGATGAAATTGAGTCAAGAACATGGATTGGATTTATGAATACGTTACCGGTTGCCCCATTCGCTAATCCTAGGGTTAGGATTTCAAATATTTCGTTGATCTCTGATTTAACGAATTTCTTTTTATCAGGTTCATTTCCGAGTATAGCCTTCACCCTTGAATTAGATTGGATGAATTCATATATGTCTCGTTGAACGATCTTAAGGTCGAGGCTCTCTGAGAACTTTTCTGGATCGTACATGTGGTAATCCGGAGAACCGCTATCTAGTTTTATTTCAGAACTGCTTGATCTTGGAGTGCCTTCATCCTCGTCTTCGGCTGTATCCAGTCCAAAGTTATAGGTGTTGTTGAAGATTTTGTCATTCTTCTTTAGGTCGGCATAGGCTGATCTACGACGTTCAAGTTCATCGTCGTCGTATTCATCTGTTAATAAATGATCGTCTGAGTATAAATCATCTTCGCTTTCAAATAAAAAATCTTCATCTTCATGAGAATTTAACGAATTAAAATCGTCATCGTCTAAGCGGTCTTCATTTTGTCTAGGTATCACATTATTTGTGGTTTTTTTAAATCGAATTCAGCAGATCGTCATAGTCGCTAGCTGATTTGAATTGAGGAGCAGGTCGACTCATTGCCTCTTCCATTGTAATTAAATTAGGCGGCAATGTTGTGGTTTGAACTGTATGATATTGGCTTCGCATTTGATTTTCAAGAGACTGAGTATCATCGTCATCCGAATAGAATTCAGAAGCAGGATCGGTCTCTTCAGTTAACTTAGCAAATTCATAACTCATTCTATACATTTTAAAACTTTCAGTGTAACCGCCATCTCTGTTAGCAATTAGTTTAATCTTCATGCGCTTTTCCATAGGTCCTCTAATTAATCCAAATAGAGAATCTACTGTATGCACAAGACCAAAGGACTCAGCAATATCGGACATGCTTAAGTCTTGATCATCAACTGCATCTCGTTTGATTTGAGTTGCTGTAATAATACACCACTCATTTCGAATCGCAACTGCTCTAAGTTCTTCTGAGATAACTTTAATCTTTTCATAAACGTTTCCCTGTTCTCTCATAGGTCTCATTAAGTTAATGTAATCAACGACTATTACTGTGAACTTTTTACCTGTATTCTGTTGAACTTTTAGAAAGTAATTTTCAACATCAATAGCCGAAGCAGTTCCAGTAGGAAATTCCTTTACAATAAGCTCTCCAAGAGTTGGAACGGTTTTCTTTAAGTTTTCCATCTTTTGTGCAACGTCAGAGGTTTGAGTCTTATCCAGTAAAGAATCGTAATCCTTGAACGGGATATCTAGAATCATTGAACCGAGTCGTTTCATGTACTTTCGATCAGATAATTCGAGTGTTGCGATTCCAACATTACAGCCAGAAACAAATGCTCTACCTGCAATATTTGAAAGTACCATTGATTTACCAACCTTAGGTCGACCTTGAAAAACAACTAGTGTTTTTGGGTTCCAACCTCCGCCTAATGTCTTATCGAAAAACTTAAATCCAGTTGGATTACCAATCTTTGATAATTGAACGTGATCTACTGGATTAAAGAAATCTAGGCCGGACTCGGCATTCGTGAATGATACGTTTAATTTCTCATTGAATTTTTCTCTAACTTCATTAGTGATTAGTTCAACGTTTTCCGGATTAATTTCAGTTGTTTTTAAATAAGAAAGTACGTCAATTACTGACGCATTTAGATTCTTATAAAATATGAAAGCCTTTGTGTACTTGAATAAAAAATCGTAATTATAACTAGATAGGTCAACTGCAAATAGTGCATTGAACTTTGCTTCAGGAATATCTAAATTTGAAAGATTACAAAGTTCACGAAGCTCATTTCTGGTTGGAACATTTGAATATTCAACAAAAAACTTTTTTGCAACTCGATAGACTCTCTGTAACGTGTCATCATTGAAATAATGAGCTTTGACTAATGGTAGGATTTCGCGCTTGTCCATTGAATCATAGTTCTTTGGTTTTATCACGACATCTCCATCGTCTTCAGTCAAAACAAAGTTAAAGATTATTTTTTCGAGAAGCTCAATGTTCTCTTTAAAGTCTATCGTCATAGTTTAATTATTCGAAATTGTGTAAAGTTTTAAAAATTCATTTTGGCTAATTACTAGATTTTCTCCAGCTTTTGCCAAACTACCATCTTCTATCATATCTTTCATAATAAGTTTTATTTTATCACGAAATTCATCATCGTTCATCTTATCGCTAAAAACGTACTTTAGAGTTTTTGTTGAAAATTTTAGATCCTCTGAATCCAATTTTCTGGACTTACTTTCGGAAACTCTAATTAGGTATGAGGTAATATCAAACACAAAGTCCTGCCGAGTTGGATAGGTCGGCAGAGCAATGTGAGCTTCGAGAGAGTATTTAAGGGGAGCTACTTGGCTTAGATTAAAGATCATTATCTGTGTCAGTTAAGTCTTCTAATTCTTCGGTTTCCATATTATCAATTCCATCCTGAGTTTCCGGAAACTTAAAGGTTGGCTTGATTACCTTTTCATCTAGTTCAGTTAGTACTTCATTAGTGAAAAGCCTTGCTGAGAAAAATTCCT